TGTAAAAAATAATATTACAGTAACATTTGGCCAAGGCGAAGATAACAAGGCTGTCAATTATGCTAGCCTTGCGAGGTCGAATGGGTTTGAACCTATCCAAGAGGAGAAAGTTCACCCATCGACACTCAAAGTAGTTATGAAGGAATGGAAAGACAAAGGTCAAAAAATTCCTGAAGAACTATTCAATACGTTCGATGGTAATCAAACGTATTTAAAAAATAAAAAATAAACCAATAACTAAATATAAGGAGTTATATTATGGCTAATACAGCTATTGAGAAGAAGAATAGTGCAGGCGCACTAGCAACTATCAGTCTTAGAAGTGATTCTGGGAAAGGTAGTGAAGAAATAAAGTCGGATGATGTATCTACACCGATTTTAAAAATCCTACATCAACTATCGCCTGAATGTAATCAAAGCAATGCAAAGTACGTAGAAGGTTCTAAACCTGGTATGATCTATGCAAAAGGTCTTGGTACATTAATAGATGGTGACAAAGGTGTGGATATATTAATTGCACACGTGCAAACAAGATATCCAGAATGGCAAGAAATGGGAGATACAGCAGCTCCGCCTGTTGCAACTCATATGTCAGTACCTTCAGATGCCGTCGAGGAAAGAAATGGTAAATGGAGATTATCAAATGGTAATTATTTAGAGAAGACTGCATATTTTTATGTAGTTGTTTTAGGTGAAGAACCTAGACCTGCTGTAATTACTATGAGATCATCTAACTTAACACCTGCCAGAGAAATTAATCAAATGATTAAAAATCTTAGGTTCCAAGATGAAAAAGGTAAATACAATCCGGCAGCATACGCAGCAGTTTATACTTTAAAAACTGCAGGTAAAGTTGCAGGTAGTAAAAGTTGGCATGTCTATAAACCTTCTTTTAACAGAGCATTAGATGTTTCTGTTGAAGCAGATACTCAATTATACTTAATGGCACAAGAACTTCAAAAGTCTGTGTCTAAAGGTCAAGCGAAACCTAAGTATGAAGAGAAGAATGCTAAACCAACTGAAGAGATTATCTAATTCACTAAGTGAATACTCTAGAGGAGAGGCGATTACGCGAGAGTGGGATCGCCTCTTTATTAATCATAACATAGGAAATTATGAAAGACTTTATAAAATATTTTACAGGCTTAAAAAGAAATTTTGGTTTTTGTAATATTAACAATGGTTACAAAGATCCAGATACAGGTAAATTAAAATTTAATCCTGGTGACTATGGTTGGTCAGGTAAATTAATTACCGAAGAAGATTATAATCAACATTTAAATGGAACTAAATCTATAGGTATACAACCTTGTAATGATGATGGCTTTGCTAGATTTGGTGCAATAGATATTGATCCTAAGGTATATAAAAATTTAGATATAAAATTTTATCTAGATACAATTCAAGAAAAAAAATTACCATTAATACCTATTAAATCTAAAAGTGGCGGACTTCATCTATACATATTTACAAAAGAATCAGTTAAAGCAAAAGTGATAAAAGACTTTTTAGAACAAGTATTATTTTTATTTAAACTACCTATTACAACAGAAATATTTCCAAAACAAACTAAACTAGGAACTAATACAGATGATCAAAAAGTAAATGGTAATTTTATTAATCTTCCATATTTTAATAAAAATGAAAGAGTAGCTTTAGATCCTTCTGGAAAAGAAATGTCTTTAGATTTATTTTTAAAAGTTGTTGAATTAAATTTAATGACGTCAATTAAGTTAAAAGAAATATCTGATGATATAATTAAAACAGAACTTACAGGTGGTGCAGAAGAATTTAAAGATGGCCCACCATGTTTAGAAATATTATCTAAACAAAAAATGGATGATGGTAGAGATAGATTTTTATATAACTATATGGTGTTTGCTAAAAAAAAATATGCTGATGATTGGGCTAAAAAAGTATTGCAAGCAGGTAGAAATTATTTTGAGTTCAATGAAACTTGGACTGATGATTATATTAAAAAGAAAATAAAAAACTGGGAGAAAGATACTAAAGGCCATACTTGTAATGATCAATTACTTGCACCGGTTTGTGTTAAATCTGAATGTGTTAAAAGAAGATTTGGTGTTATTTCTGATAAAAAAATTGATTGGCCAATGATGACTAATCTAATTAAAGTTGATTTTAAACCAGACCCTGAATACTATTTTACAGTAGAAAATAAAACAGGTGAATCTGTTGTAGTGCATGCAAAAAATGTAACACAACTTAGAGATCAAAAAGAATTAGGTAGTTTAATAATGGCTCAGGTAAATGTATTACCACCTCCTATAAAACCTTTAGACTTTCATGCACTGATAAATGCTTTGTTAGATACTCTTGATACAGTGCAACCGGCTCCAGGGACCAGACCAATGGAGATATTAAAGAAACATTTAAAAGAATATATAAATGGCACACAAGCAAAAACATATGCATCGTTTGAAAGTGGTAATGTTTTAAAAGATGAAGTCTATTCTTATTTTGTTTACGATGAATTTTATAATGAACTAAAAGAAAATGGTTGGAGAAAAGATTCATCTAGAACTTCTCACATGATTCAAAAAATGTTTGAGACAAAAAATGATTCATTACCTCAACCAGAGTTTGGTAAAAAGAAAAGATTCCCTGGTAAACATAAAAAAACAGGTAAACCATATCCAGGTGTTAATGGATGTGTATCAATACCTTTATATTTATTTGACAAGGAAGAAGAAGATATAGAAGAGACTGCAGACTTTACAGAAGAGGAAATTGTATAATGATATATAAGTTTTATGGGCCACCAGGTACAGGTAAAACATATAGACTAATTAGTAGAGCTAAAGCTTATGTTAGAATAGGTACACCTTTAGACAACATTGCTTACTTTGCTTTTACTAAAAAAGCTGCAAGTGAAGCAAGAGATAGAATGCCTGCAGACAATGACAAGTTATCTTATTTTAGAACAATTCATTCATTTGCATATGATCAGTTAGAATTAAATGATGGGAAAGTTATGCAACCTTCAGATTATGAAGCAATAGGTAAAGAGATAGGTGTCAAAGTAAAATATTATGACAAGTATAATAAGGAAGACATTAACTATTTAAATTGTGACAGTCCATATTTTCAAATGATTGGTAGAGCAATCAATAGAGATATTAGTATTAGAGACGAATATGATAGAGGAGAACATAATAAAAAAGAAATTAAATGGAAGATACTAAAAACAATTGATGATAATTTAAGAGAATACAAAAAAGTAAGAAAGAAATTAGATTTTAATGACATGATAAAACAATTAATTGAAAAAGAATCTTTACCAAAATTTAAAGTTATATTTATTGATGAAGCTCAGGATCTATCGCCATTACAATGGAAGTTGTTTGATAAATTAAAAGAACATACAGATGATATTTATTTAGCAGGTGATGATGACCAAGCTATTTTTGCTTGGGCTGGTGCAGATGTAGATAGATTTATAAGTCAAAAAGCTGATCAAGAAAAAGTTTTAAAGTATTCAAAAAGAATATCTAGAGCAGTTCAAGAACAATCGGAAATACCTATAGAAAAAATAGAAGGATTGAGAAAACAAAAAGATTATTACCCAAGGGATTATGAAGGAGAGTGTGAATATATAAATAATTTAGATCATGTAGATTTAACAAAAGGAAGATGGGTTATATTAACTAGAACAATTAGTAGATTAGTTAGTATGAAAAAAGAATTAAGAGAAAGAAATTTATATTATCAAACAAAAAAAGAAAAATCTTTTAAGGTCAGAGTATATAACGCACATATTAATTATAACTCCTGGTGTAGAGGAAAAATATTAGATGAAAAAGAATGGAAAGACATAGAAGAATATATTGGAAAGAAAATGGAAGACTGGGAACCAGATTTAGATTGGTTTGATGCATTTAAAGAAGTTGAATATGAAGATAGAGAATACATTAAAGAAATGATGGAGAATGGGGAAGACTTAGATTTACCTGCTAGAATATTTATATCAACTATACATGCATTTAAAGGCGGTGAACAAGATAATATAATACTTTGTTTAGATCAACCAAATAAAATTAAAAAAGCAGTTAGGAAAAGTAAAAATAAAAGTGATGAAGAACATAGAGTTTGGTACGTAGGAATCACACGTGCTAGAAATAATTTATATAAACTAAAAGCTAAAAAGAAAGTCAATGCGTACAAATTATAGAATTACACAACAGTGTAAACAGAACGGGGTAGTGAGAGTTCCTATGGGGTGGGTGGCAGCATCTTGCTCTAACGAGCGACGTTGGTTCGGGTCACGATCCCCTTTGTTTTATTACCCGTTAAATCAACAACTGCCACAAATAACTTAAAGGAGAAAATATGATTACTATAAATAATTGGTTAGATAAAGATTTACATGAATTTTTAAAAGATCAATATTTACATAGAACACCTCATTATTTTAATCAAAGAAGTGATCCACGTAACAGTTCACATGGTTTTTTTTATATTTCTGAATTTAGTAAAGACAATTTAATGAATAAATTTTTGCATTTAAAAATAAAAAAATTAGTAAATAAAAAATTAAATTTTTTAAGAACATATTTAAATATTCAACATGAAAATATGAATGGAGATTGGCATTATGATGATGGAGAAATGACATGTATGTATATGGTAACTGGAGATGGAAATTTTGAAATCAAAGATGAAGCCTCAGTTTTATTTGAAGAAAATAAATTAATTTGTTTTAGCACTGAAAAATTACATAAAGGTTTAGCACCTAGTAAAGGAACTAGAATAACCTGGGTAACTAAAACAACAATTATAACTTAAAGGAGAAAATAAGAGTGATAAAAATATGTTTGATGAAGCGTTTCCACAAGATAAGCAGATAGGCGGGAGTCACTACAAAGACTTTCATATTCAACCCTATGAATTTATTTCTAAGAACGACCTTTCTTTTTTTCAGGGAAACGTTATAAAGTACGTGTGTCGTTACATGAATAAAAATGGCATACAAGATTTAGAGAAAGTAATTCATTATTGTGAATTAGAAATTAAAAAGTTAAAAGATACTAAAGGTAAAAAATAATGTTGATGCCAACTACAGAATGGGTAGCACCTACAGAGTTTCCTGATTTAAGAAAAGCAGATGAGATTGCAATTGACCTAGAAACAAGAGATCCTGATTTAAAGAAACTGGGTTCAGGGGCCATTATAGGTAATGGTGAAGTTATAGGTATAGCTGTTGCTGTAGATGGGTATAAAAATTATTTTCCAATAGCACATGGTGAAGGTCCTAATATGCCTAGAGATCAAGTATTAAAATGGTTTAAAGATGTTTGTGAGTCACCTGCTACAAAAATATTTCATAATGCAATGTACGATGTATGTTGGATTAAAAATCTTGGTATAGAAATTAATGGTTTAATTATAGATACAATGATTGCAGCATCTATTATTGATGAGAATAGATTTCAATATTCTTTAAATTCTTTGTGTTGGGTTTATTTAAGTAAAGGTAAGAATGAATCTTTACTTACTAAAGCAGCTAAAGAAAGAGGTTTAGATCCTAAAGCAGAAATGTGGAAACTACCTGCAAGTGAAGTGGGTGGATATGCAGAAGAAGATGCAGCATTAACTTTAGAATTATGGAATTTTCTACGTAAAATTATTATTGAGGATGATCTACAAAATGTATTTAATCTTGAGACTGATCTTTTTCCTTGTTTAGTTGATATGCGCCACCTAGGTGTTCGGGTAGATATAGAGAAAGCCAGTCAATTAAAAAAAGTAATGGCAATAAAAGAACAAAACCTATTACAACAAATAAAAATAGAAACAGGAATAGACACTCAGATATGGGCAGCCAGATCGATCGCAGAAGTTTTTGAAAAACTGAGGCTACCTTATAGCCGAACTGAAAAGACTCACTCTCCATCATTTACTAAAAATTTTATTTCTTCTCATGCACATCCCGTAGTTCGTATGATAGCAGAAGCTAGAAAAATAAACAAGGTTAGTACAACGTTTATTGATACTATTTTAAATCATGAACATGAAGGTAGAATTCATGCAGATATTAATCAAATTAGATCTGATGATGGAGGAACAGTAACAGGTAGATTTTCATATTCTAATCCTAATTTACAACAGATACCCGCCAGGGATCCAGAAACAGGACCATTAATTAGAAGTTTATTTATACCTGAAGAAGGTTGTAAGTGGGGTACATTTGATTACTCACAACAAGAGCCAAGACTTGTTACACATTATGGAATAAGATTTAAATATGAATCTGCAAAAACAATTGCAGACGCATACAATGATAATCCAGACACAGATTTTCATAAGTTAGTTGCTAAACTAGCTAATATAGATAGATCTCAAGCTAAAACAATTAATCTTGGTTTGTTTTATGGCATGGGTAAAGCAAAATTAATGAATGAGTTAAGCGTAACTAAAGAAAAAGCTGATGAATTGTTTTCTCAATATCATAGTAATGTTCCATTTGTTAAACAATTAACAAATGGAGTTATGGATGCTGCTCAACAAAAAGGTAGAATAAAAACTTTATTAGGCAGACGTTGTAGATTTCCTAAATACGAACCAATACTAAGAGGTTCTGATTGGGGTACATTTGTTCCTGCTCAAGATCATGAAACTATGTTAGAATTAAAAGAAATGGGCCCACATTTATTAGATGATGATGGTAAAGTTGTTAATGATGTAGATGGAAATCCTAAAAAAAATTATTGGCATAGAAATGGACATAGAAGAGCATTTACTTACAAAGCTTTAAATAAATTAATTCAAGGTAGTGCTGCAGACATGACTAAAAAAGCAATGGTTGATTTATATAAAGAAGGACATTTAGCACATATACAAATACATGATGAACTAGATTTTTCTATTGAATCAGAAAGTCAAGCTAAAGAAATAAAAGATATTATGGAAAATGCAGTTGACTTAAAAGTACCAAATAAAGTAGACTACGAGTCTGGCCCTAATTGGGGTGAAATAAAGTAATGTACTATGTCTTATTTAAATGCTAATATACCACCAATTTATTGTAAAATAAAAAAGGAATATCTTTATGATCTTAAAAAAAATAAAGGACAGTCTAGTGACTGTGTTATCTTTG